CACCCCAAGATGGCCCTAATGAAGAATTAATCCCATCTCCAGATTCTCCTACAGTTCTTGATGAAGAAGGTAAAGTTCCTGTTTATTATTTAAATACCCCTATTGATCAAGATTATCAATTTGGATCTTTTATAAGATACTTTTGTAAAAAAGCAAATGAACTTATTTATATAGAAATATCTAAACAAACTTTTGATAAACTTATAAATAAAGACCCAAAAATTTATTGGGAACTTTATGTACCTTTTTCTATCAAATGGAAATTAACTGGTAGTAGAGAAGCTGTATATAAAACTAATAAAAATTTAGTTGAATTAACTATTCAAAACCAAAAATTATATCAATTTGATAATTATTTAAAAAAAGATTACCTTAAATTTTGGTAATATTTATAATAAAAAATTATGGCAACTGAAAACATTTTGCCTGGTACTAATACTGGAGCCCCTATCTTTTCAACTAATCCTTCTGTAGAAGCAGGATTAATAAATTCATTTGATAAAACAAATTTAGACTTAGAAAATTCCTATCCATTAGGAGGTCCTAATAATGATCTTACTACAAACTATCCAAGTACTAATACTGGAACTCCTACTCTTACAGCAAACCCAGGACCTCCATCTAGATTTATACAAACATATACTCCTACTAATACTTATTTAAGTCAAATTAATGATAGGATAATTGAAAATAGTCCTTTGTCAAATAATAAAACAAAACCTTCAATTTTAGCTATTACTAATTTAGATAATACTGATGAAGGAGTTGATGGTGGAGTACCTTATAAATCTAATAATGACCCCACAGTTTATCCCCCAACTACTCAACCTGCTGTAAAATTTGGAGTTGTTAGTTCTGATGAAAGTGCTCTTAATGCTAGATCATATACCCCCACTAATACTTATTTAGATTATATAGAACCTTTTACTAGGTAACATTGGATGATTGATAGATCTTTATTATCTTTAATCTATGTACTGGTTAATAGAAACTGAAGAACAATTAGAGGAATTAAAAGCAAAAAAATTAAAAAAAATATTTTTAGAAATAGTTCCTTATCACCATAACTACCATCCTATATTAAGTGAAATTAGTCTTATTTTTATAAAACCGTTTATAGATGATAAAGGTTATATGCTATGCCTAAATCACAATGAAACATTCTCGCTTGATAAAACGCTAATAGACGGACTATTGACGAATATAGATGAAATATATGTCATCAATAAAAAACAAAAACTATATCATCTACCCTACAAAAATTTATATGATTTAACTTATTTAATTCCTGATACTTTTAAGTACCCTGAAAATCTAGTTTATAATCATTTTTACTCAAAACACTCAAATATATTAGATTTAAATAGAATAATCCCAGTAACTAAACATTATGAATACTGCGAGTCACTATTTGATTTAACCCAAAAACACCTACCCTTAAAATACCCAGAAGAATATAAGTTTTTAAATAGCAAAGCCCCTAGTGCATTTTTAGGTATTGAACGAAATGGTATAACTTTAAGTAAATCTGTGTTTGAAAAATATTATGATTTACCACATCCTGAGTATTCAATTTTAGAGGATAAAATTTATACTGAATATAACTTATATACTACTACAAAAAGACCCTCAAATGCTTTTAATGGAATAAATTTTTCAGCAATACCAAAAGATAAAACCCGAGAAAGTTTTATTCCTAAAAATGATTTATTAGTTGAATTTGATATTTCAGCTTACCATCCAACACTAGCTGCTAAATTAATAGATTTTGAATTTGAAGATAACGTCTATAATGAATTTTCAAAATTATATGATATCTCATATGAAAATGCTAAGGAAATCATTTTTAGAAATTTATATGGCGGTATAAAACAAGAATACAGCCATATCGAGTTCTTTAAAAAAATAAGTACGTTTATAGACAAGTTATGGGATGATTTTAATTATGGAGGATTTATTGAATGTCCTATTTCAAAATATAGATTCTATAAAGAAAATCTAACTGATATGAATCCTCAAAAATTATTTAATTATCTGTTACAACACTATGAAACAGCAAATAATATTGAGATTCTATGGGATATTCATAAGTTATTAGTAGGCAAAAATACTAAAATAATACTTTATGTTTATGATAGTTTTTTATTTGATTTAAATAAAAAAGAAAAGGATCTTTTATTAGAAATTCAAAAAATATTTGAAAAAAGAAAATTAACAGTTAAATATTCTCACGGAGTTGATTACAGTTTTTCATAAAAAAAGTTGATATTTATACCAAAAAATCAACTCATATAATGAATAATAAGTTATTTGCTTCCTTTACTCAAATAGAGTTATTAGAAGACCTTATAGAAAGAATATCTACAGACTATATAATAAATTATGGTAAATTATTTGTACTTTATATAAAGAGTACTAATGAATATGTTGTAACTTATAACACAGATAGCGGAAATATAGGAAGTTTACCACCAAATACTATTTCGGTACATAGAAAAAAAGATACCAATACTTTATATACTATAAATGCTTTAAATGAATTAATTAAAAGATTAAATGGAGGAATAGTAGATCCATCTTTTAAAGTAAATTGGAATCATTATAAAAATTGCATACTACTAACTCAACAAAACGAATTTAAATCACTAAATACTAAATTATACCAAATTATTGAACTTTAAGTTAAACATTTTAGGTTGGAATTTTAAGGCATTTTTCATATATTCGCCACGATAACAAATAACCATTTCATTAACTGTTTAAAAACAAATTTTTATGGATTTAAGTAAAATCAAAAACCGGCTGGAGTCTCTGCAGCAAAAACCAGGAGCAAAAAAAGAAAAAGTAGATTATTCAAAAATCTTTTGGAAACCAAAAGTAGGTAAACACCAGGTTCGTATCGTACCTTCTAAATCCGATAAAGCTAATCCTTTTAAAGAAGTTTATGTTCACTATGGGTTCGCTAAGTATCCTATTTTTGCTCTTACTAATTGGAATGAATCAGATCCTATTGTAGAGTTTACTAAAAAACTTCGCTCAACATCAGACAAAGAAAATTGGTCTTTAGCTAAAAAGCTTGATCCAAAAATGCGTATTTTTGCACCAGTAATTGTACGTGGTGAAGAAGATATGGGTGTTCGTCTTTGGGAGTTTGGTAAAGAAATTTACATGCAACTATTAGGTATTGCTGAAGATGAAGATTATGGTGATTATACTGATGTTACTGAGGGTCGTGATTTTAATGTAGAGGCTGTTGAAGCTGACATTGCTGGACGCAAAGGTATTAAATGTACTATTCGAGTAAAACCAAAAACTACTCCTCTTAGTGAAGATGCTAAACAAGCTGAACTTTGGTTAACAGAACAACCTAATATTTTGGAAATCAATAAGAAACATTCTTACGAGGAAATCAAAACTACTCTTCAAAACTGGCTAAACCCAGAAGATGAAAATGGAGAAGTTATTGAGGATACAGAAGAAGCTGAAACCCCAAGTGAAGCACCTTGGAAAGAAGAATCAGAAAGTATTACCGCTAAAGTAACTGAAAAGAAAATGGGTGGTAAAAAAGCAAAAACTTCAGAAAAGTTTGATGCTTTATTTTCTGAAGAATAATTAAAAACTAAATTTTATGACAACAATAACAAAGAAGTCAACTTCTTTGAATGAGGCTGTTTCCTCTGAACTTAAAAAAGGGTTTGACCTAAATAAGTTTAAAGATAAGAAACTTCTAAATTCAAATGTTAAGTTCAAAGAACAGAAATGGATACCAGTTTCGGAAGCTTTGTCAGATATTATCTCGCTTCCAGGTATTCCTATGGGTCATATTACATTACTCCGAGGACACTCTGATACAGGTAAAACTACTGCACTTATTGAAGCAGCAGTTAATGCTCAAAAAGCAGGAATCCTTCCAGTACTAATAGTAACTGAGATGAAATTTGATTTTGGACACCTTAAAACTATGGGTTTTGATGTGAATGAAGTTATTGATCCAGTTACAGGTGAAATACAAAATTATGAAGGATTTTTTATTTATGCTGATAGAAGCTCTTTACAATCTGTAGAAGATGTTGCTGCATTTATTTTAGATCTTTTGGATGAACAAACTAAAGGTAATTTACCTTATGATCTTTTATTTTTATGGGATTCAGTAGGTTCAATTCCTTGCAAAATGAGTATTGAAAAATCATCAAATAGCAATGAGTGGAATGCTGGTGCTATGTCTCAACAATTTGGTAATTTTGTAAATCAGAAAATTGTACTTTCTCGAAAAGAAAATTCTCCTTATACAAATACATTCGTTTGTGTAAATAAGGTATGGGTTGAAAAACCTTCTATGCCTATGGAACAACCTAAAATGAAAAATAAAGGAGGAAATACGATGTTTTTTGATGCATCATTAATCGTTACTTTTGGTAATATTGCTAATGCAGGTACAAATAAAATTAAGGCTGTTAAAGATAAAAAAGATGTTGAGTTTGCTAAACGAACTAAAGTTTCAGTAGACAAAAATCACATTAATGGAATTTCTACTAGAGGTTCTATCATTATGACAGCACATGGTTTTATTAAAGATACACCTCCATCAGTAGATAAGTATAAAAAAGAACATGCTGATGAATGGGCTAAGATTTTAGGAGGTACCAATTTCAAGATTGTTACTGAAGACGAAGCTAATGGAGAAGTAGATACATCTGAAGATTAATATGGGAAAAAAAGAATTTTTAAAACTACTAGAAGAAGTAAGTTTAGAACACGAAAAAGAAACATCTTTTAGCAAAAACGATAGAATATTATTAGTTGATGGTTTAAATTTATTTTTAAGAAACTTTGCAGTTTTAAATTTCGTTAATCAAAATAACGCCCATATTGGTGGATTAGGAGGTTTTTTAAGATCATTAGGAAGTTTAATTAATCACACCAAACCAACTTCAGTTTATGTAGTATTTGATGGGGTAGGTTCTTCCACAAACAGGAAGAACTTACTCCCCGAATACAAATCTGGACGAAATGTAAATAAAATTACTAATTGGGATATTTTTGAGGATAAGTCAACTGAAGTAGATGCTCAAGTAGACCAAATATCTAGACTAATAAATTATCTTCAATGTTTACCTGTTA